AGTGTTGAAGATAGGAGACAGAACAGTCAAAATGCCTCTAGACTGGCAAGTTCTGATTGGAGAGTATGAATGTGGAGATCTTGAAACTCTGGCGCTTTCAAGTCTGAATGATCGTGGATTTTCGGTTTTTGAGTTCAACCCTCTGAGTTCTTTTAGTCCCACCTTTTTGCCAATTGAGATCGTGGACATCTATTATGACATCACTTGGTATGCTCCTAGACTGCGTAATGGTCAATTCTTGTGCGTGCCTATTGACGATGGTCCAAAGCCTCGCTGTGTGTACTTTGTAAAAGAAGTCAGTAGAAATTCTGAAATAGTGGATTACAATCAGGTATTTTGAGGTACGTATGAAAGTTTTATATCGCTGGCTAGCAAACAAGATACTTAATCTCCCTAAGTATGAAAACGTAAATGTATATAATCCAGTCCCGACTATGGAATATCCAAGGACAAATATACAGAAACCTTATACAATGCACATCATGGTTCATCGTGCAGTGTCTGGATACGTAGTTGAATTTAGAAAAAATGAGACAACGCTTGATAAAGAATCATCTACTTCTGGTTTACATATCGTCACTGACGATCAGGATTTAGGGCAAGAAATCAATAGAATTATGACGTATGAGATGCTACGATGATCAAGTATGGTATTAAAGTTCCTTGGTTAGACGGGGAGTACATGTGGGTAACTGAAGGTGATCCTAAGTTTCAGCTTAGGCCTGTTTTATATTATTCACATGATGAAGCAACCAGGATTGCCGAGACTGTATGGGGAGAAGGTGCTATAGTAGCGGTGTATGACGAACCCAAAGAAGACTAAATTAGCTGAGGAGATGAAACTCCCTTCTCAAGATTTCGATCTATTTAAAGCACTTGAAGCAATAGATCGTAAAGACTATGCATATTGGGACAGACTCAGTTCTGAACAGCAAAAAAAGTTTGTACCGTTCATGATGTTGAAATGGGTAAGCATGGTAAATGGCAATGCTAGAATACAGGAATATTACGTAAGAAGTGCAGATTATCATGCTAACAAGCATTTTTTATCTAGTGAAATCGCTAAGCATCCAAAACTACAGTGGTTGATGCTATGCGCGAGTAGCCCTGGATTAGGCAAACAATTTCGTCAGTGGCTACCACATATTAGAGACGCAGTGTCAAGATTGAAAGATGATGCAAAAAACAGTGAGATCAAAGATTTTTACAAGAAAGTTTATCCAAATGGCAGCGAAGATGACTATAGTGAGATAGCATCAGAATTCGTTAAACAGCAGAAACGAAAGAGATTTTTAGCAGAAATTTATCCAGGAATGAAAATAGATGACATCGAACAACTCAATCAATTCATTACTGATCATGACATCGAACAGTACAAAAAAGACTCTGGCCAAACCTAAGCACGTTTGTGAGTTTTGTGATAGAGAATTTGTGCGAGAGAAGTCATTTCTAGCGCATATATGTGAGTACAAGTTTCGCTGGCAAGATCGAGACAGTAGAGTCAATCAACTAGGCTTTCAGTGTTGGCTAGATTTCTATAAGCGAAACAGCACGCCTAAAACCAGAACTTACATGGACTTCATAAACTCGCCATATTATACGGCCTTCGTTAAATTTGGCAAGTACTGTGTCGATGTCAAAGTCATCAATGTGTTACAGTATTGTCAATGGCTACTGAATTCCAAGATTAGTATTGATCAATGGGCACAAGATACCAAGTACGATCAATTTCTTCTAGAATATTTACGCGACGAAAATCATTTGGATGCTATAAGCAGAAGTATTCAAACTACCATTGATCTATCTGAAACTTATGGAATTTTGCCAAAAGACGTTCTAAGATGGGGAAATTCTAATAAGATATGCCATGAAATTACCAAAGGCAAAATCAGTGCATGGATGCTATATCAGTGTGGATCTGGAATTGAGTTCATGGAAAAACTGAATGATTCTCAGAATAAGTTAATTTTTTCGTATATCAATCCAGAAAATTGGGCGATCAAATTTCATAGATATCCTGAGCATGCTAAAGAAGTTAAAAGTCTTCTTGATCAAGGAGGATATTGATGCAAGTTCCTAAGAATTTTGACGACTTTGATCATGATGATCCTAATGTGAGCTTTCACAAAAAACGCTGGCAATGGTGGGAAGCTTTAAGAAAGGCAAACAAAGAATTCAACTCTTTACAAGATGATGAGTTCAAGTTTAAAGAACTGAATTCTTTAGAACAGGCTGAATTCATCAAGTTTGATGAGTGGATGAAAGATGCTTATGGTGTGAAAATGCACTATGACCACGATGGTAATTTAACAGCCACCTATACCGTTATAAACGAAGAGAAATGGCTTATATTTGTTTTACGATATTTTACAGGAGAATCTAATGGCTAGTGATATTATGATAGACATGGAAACCTTGAGCACATCTCCTAACTGTGTTATTCTAACGATTGGCGCGGTTCGGTTTGATCCTCGAGGAAATGGAGTAGCTGAAAAGTTAGAACTTAGGCCCACAATCGATGATCAATCTGAGAAATACAAAAGAGATATCAATGAAAAAACAGTCGAATGGTGGGGACAGCAATCACCTGAGGCAATTCACGAAGCGTTTGGAGAAGAAAACAGAATCTCATTCGAAGATTGTATGCAGCAATTGAGCAAGTTCTGCTGGAATAAAAGGGCAGTCTGGAGTAACGGTTCGACTTTTGACATTATTATTGCCGAAAATGCATTTGCTCAGCTTGGCATGAACAATCCTTGGCCATTTTGGAACGTCAGAGATTGTCGAACTATCTATGATCTTGCCAAAGTAAGACTAAGCGATGGTGGTAAAACTACATCGCACAAAGCAGTAGAAGACGCAGTGCGTCAGGTTGAATTAGTACAAGAAGCGTATAGAATTTTGAAAGCTTAACATGAAACCTACAGTGAATTCAGTTGGTGACGTAGACATCGATTTGGCAGATCGATCTAAGTTGCTGTCTGTAATTGACCATATTCCTGCTGCCATGAGAAAGCTGGAATCAATCCGCAAACACGCCACCGGTGTGCATGTTACCGATGTCCCCTATGACGCAGCCAACGAGATGGCCGCGATTGATTATAAAGATGCAGAAAATAGAGGTTATTTCAAATTAGATTTGCTGAATGTTCATGTTTATAACGAGGTCAAAAATGAAGAGCATCTCGTTAATCTCATGCGAGAGCCGGATTGGTCCAAATTAAAAAATAAAACATTCGTAAATCAACTCATTCATCTATCGAATCATTACTATTCTATTCGACAAATGCCAGAGCCAATTGACAGCATTCCCAGATTGGCAATGTTTCTGGCCATAATCAGACCTGCAAAAAAACATCTGATTGGTTTACCGTGGGGAGAAGTCAGTTTAAGTGTTTGGGACAAAGAGGACGGGGAATATAGTTTTAAGAAATCACATAGTATTGCCTATGCGCAATTGGTGGTAGTACATATGAATCTATTAGGAGAACGAAATGAACAAAAATGAAGAAGCGTTGGTAATCTTAGCTGAAGAATGTGCGGAAGTCCAGCAGCTAGTCAGTAAGGCGTTACGATTTGGTCTGGAATATAACCACTTGAACGAAACAGTTCAAGAAAGACTGAACAATGAGGTAGCCGATATGCTCTGCATGGTAGAAATACTAAAAGAGCGAGGAATTCTAGACGAAGATGCTCTGAGAATTGGTATCCAAGCAAAACGGGAAAAACTCAAGCTTTGGTCCAAGCTATTTGTAGAGGAAACCAATAATGCTTAAACTGTTGTCAGAAAGTGACAAGCTATTACGTCAGGTTTCTGAGCCTTGGGATTTTGCCGTTGACGGAAATCCAACACAGTTAGTGAAGGAAATGTGCGAGTTGATGGTAATATCCAACGGTATAGGACTAGCTGCTCCTCAAGTTGGTATTTTCAAGCGCCTTTTCGTAATGGGAAATCGGGACAAGTTTTTTGCATGTATCAATCCTGAAATCATGAGCACTGAAGGCGAAGAAAAAGAGCTGGAAGGTTGCTTGAGCTTCCCGAATCTATGGCTCAAGGTCAAAAGACCGACCACGATTACCGTCAAGTATCAAGTAGTAACGGGGCACACCGTGGAAGAACATCTTTCGGGATTAATTGCCAGGGTCTTTCAGCATGAAAGAGATCATTTGGACGGTATCTGTTTTGATACCAAGGTAGGACCAGTCACGCTGCAACTGGCAAGACAGCGACAAAAGAAGAAGTTAAGATAAGCGTTTGACTAGAGTGATTGATTTACGCTTGCTTTTACGCTTGTTTAGGTCGGTTAAGTTGACTATTGGACCGTGAACGATAATTAAGCTTTTGTTAGTAAAGGTCCGTAAGCACGTTTTAAATGGTGCCCAATCTTCCTTAAGAAAAAGATTAATCGGTATTGTTCTGTTGCTTTCCCACCACCAAACGTCGCCCAATTCTAGGAACTTTTCTTTAGCTCTGGAATCTACTATAACACCATAGTCATAAATGGTCGTTATCAAATCGTCTCTATTTTGAATTATGCCCACATAGTCCTGATTCGCGTAGGACAATACGGTTATAAAGGGGTGGCTTTCAGTCAGCTTTTTGAAAAAATCTTTTGCAATCATGTGTAATTCTTATTTACTCTTGAAAACTAGTTTTGATAAATAATTATGTAATATAAAATCTCATTGCGACATCACCAATATGTATTCAACTTCAGTTTACTATTATTTTCAACGACAAATAGTCGTTCTATTATCAGGATTTAATCCGAGGAAGTATATGCCACAGTATGCAAAAACGTTAACTTTACACAAGGGCGTGGACAATCAAATCCAATTCCAATTTATTAATCAAGAACAAAAGCCCGTAGATATTACCGGTAAAGAAATTATTTGCAGAATCATCAACAATGACGGCACTGAAGTGTTATTACGCAAAGCGTTAACTCTTCAATTGCCGTTGACTGGCATAGCCGCTCTGCATGTGAGTCCTGCTGAAATTGAAGATTTTCCTGCACAGTTAG